AAAGGAGATAAATAATATGGATTTTGAAACATTAAAATCATCATCAAGTGGCTTTGACAAACTTACTAAAGCACTTGAAAAGAACCTCAATTCCGAGGACCAATCAAACAAAAACAAATACCAAGACGACAGATTTTGGAAACCTGAACTAGATAAAACTGGTAATGGTTATGCAGTAATCAGATTTTTACCTGCTATACAAGGAGAAGATTTACCTTGGCAGAGAGTTTGGTCACATGCCTTCCAAGATAGAGGCGGCTGGTATATTGAAAACTCATTAACAACATTAAGCCAAAAGGATCCTGTGTCCGAAGAAAACACAAGATTGTGGAATACTGGTGTTGATAGTGATAAAGATATTGCTAGAAAAAGAAAAAGAAAACTTTCTTATTTCTCAAATATTCTATGCGTATCTGATCCAAAACATCCAGAGAATGAAGGTAAAGTGTTCTTATTTAAATTTGGTAAAAAGATTTTTGATAAGATAACAGAAGCAATGCAACCAGCATTTGAAGATGAGAAACCAATTAACCCATTTGATTTTTGGAAAGGTGCAAACTTTAAACTAAAAATCAGAAAAGTTGATGGTTATTGGAACTATGACAAATCTGAATTTGAGGCAGTGTCGGCAACAGCTGACGGTGATGACAAGATTAAAGCAATCTGGTCTACACAATATCCTCTAAAACCATTCTTAGCACCTGACAATTTTAAGTCCTATGATGAACTCAAAGAGAAACTGAATAGGGTAATTTCAGGTACAAGAAGCACTAAAACAGCAGATAACGATGAGCTCCCGCCAACCGTTAAATCAGCTGGTAGTGTGAAAAGTATGAGTGAAATACCTACTGCTCCAGCGGCTAGTGATGATGACGATACGTTATCTTACTTTAGTAAATTAGCCGAGGACGATCAGTAAACTAACTATTCCCTCCGTTAGACATACTTTAAAGGGCTATTAGCAATAATAGCCCTTTTTTTTGTATAAATATACCCATAATGGCATTAAGCATTTTAGACAATCTGGTTGATAAAGCAGATGGTGGTCAAAAGTCATCCTCATGGTATAGGAAAGCTGTAGGTTCTATTTACGATAGAATATCAGCAAGAAGATTAATGGCTCAAGGTAAATTGATAGGTAGACCTAGTGTTGGTAGGCTTAATTTATTTGTTTACGATCCTAAATATAAACAGACATTACCATATTATGATATTTTTCCTTTAGTGTTACCACTAGAGCCAATAAAGAATGGATTTGCTGGTATTAATTTTCACTATTTACCACCAAACCAAAGATTTACTTTGTTAACACAATTACAAAGATATGCTATACATGGAGCAGGAGAGATAAGTGCTAAAAATAGATTTGATGTCAGTTATAACAGAATTAAAAAGTTACCACTTACAAAGAATGCTATTAAAAAGTATTTGTGGGCACACACTAGAAGTCAATATTTAAGAGTTGATTATAATGAGGCTGCTTTAGCAGTATATTTACCAATCGCACAATTTAAAAAAGGGAGACCATATTAATGGCGATATTAAGAGGCGGAAAAAGAATAGGCGGATACGATATTAGAATTGGTATACCGAGAGATAGATCACTTGACAATGTGGCAGGTGATAAAAGATTAAAACGAAATATGGGTGGTAATCCTGAATCTACAATGGGTAGAGTGCAGGCTATGGTAAATGAGGCAGAAGGTTTTGCTCGTAAGGCAAGATTTTATGTTGAGTTTATGTTACCTAAATCTTTAGGTGGTGGACCAGATGGTTCAGCAGGTTCCGTATCTTCATCTATGGCAGATGAAACGTATGATTCATTTTTTACAGCTCAAGATATGAATGCAGTACATATAGCAAACGGTAGACGTGTTCAAGCATTTTGTAGTGCTATTGAAATGCCTGATAGAGAAATAGTTACCAAAGAAGTTAGACATGGTAATACACCAACTAGACACGTTGCAATTGATTTTAAATCAGCAGAGATTACAGCAACGTTTTATGCAGATAAATTTATGAGAGAAAGATCATATTTTGAAATGTGGCAAAGTGCCGCTTTCAGTACTAAATCTTTCAATATGAATTACTATAAAAATTACGTGTCAGATATGAGAATATATCAGTTAGGATCATTTGCGTCTAGACAAGAGAGAGACGAAATAACATATGGTGTACAATTGTTTGATTGTTTACCAACAAGTATTAGTAAAGTAGATTATTCACATGATTCAAATACAGTACAAACATTTACAGTTACATTTAAATTTATGTATTGGATTAATTTCTTTTTAGACAAACAAGGCAACATAGAACTTGGTCAACCTAAATTTGGAAAACCAAGTGTAAAAGAACAGTCCGGTTTATTTGGAGGTTTATTAGGTAAACTTCCACCAGAATTGAGACGAGCAGGTAGAGACGTATTGAACAATTTGAGACGTAGAGCACCACTAGGTAGAATTACTGGCGGTAGAGTGTTCCCACCGTTCAAACTACCACCAATAAATATATAATAACAAGGAGATAATATTATGGCATTACCGATAATAGAAACACCAACTTATGAGTTGACATTACCTTCGCAAGAAACAAAAGTTAAATTTAGACCTTTTCTTGTAAAAGAAGAAAAAATGATGTTGATTGCTCTAGAGTCTGGTGAAGAAAAACAAATACAAGAAGCAACCAAACAAGTTTTAGGTGCTTGTACATTTAACAAAATAGATATTTTAAATTTGCCTACATTTGACATTGAGTATATGTTCTTACAAATAAGAGCAAAGTCAGTTGGTGAAATATCAAAATTTCAAGTTATATGTCCAGACGATAAGAAAACTTATACAGATATTGAAATTGACATATCAAAGATTGAGGTCCAAGTAGATGATGGACATACAAACAAAGTAGTATTTGATGACACTAGGCAATTGGGTGTTGTTCTCAAATATCCTACGATGGCAATGATAAACAGCAAAACGTTAAAGGACGCTGATTACGATACTGTATTTGATTTAATGTTAGGTTGTGTACACGAAGTTTTTGAAGGAGATAAAGTGTACCCTGGAGTAGATACTACTAAAGAAGAATTAAAAGAATTTTTTGAGAAAATGCCACAAGGTACTTTTGATAAAATTAGAAAATTTTTTGATACTATGCCTAGATTGAGACATACGCAAGAAGTCACAAATCCAAAGACAGGTGTTAAAAGTAAAGTGACCTTTGAAGGACTCAACGATTTTTTCGGATTGGCCTCACCCATAGTAGCCTAGAGGCGTTTTTTGAAGTAAACTTTTCGTTAATGCAACATCATAAGTATAGCATTACCGAGATTGAACATATGATACCATGGGAACGTGATATTTACGTTACGATGTTAATTAATTATATTAAAGAAGAAAATGAAAAAAGAAAAAGGGAGAAATAATGAGCATACTAAAAAACATATGGTATTGGATTGTAGGACATCCTGCACAATTAACTTATTGGTTTGAAGGCAAGTCAGAAACTTTACAAGTTAAAAAGTTTGTTGAGATTAAACCAAACCATATTGCTTTTTGGAATGTAGAAACTGAAAAAAAGATAGTTGTTAAATCAGATTATCCAATTAAATATATTATAAGGGAGGAATAATATGTCAGAAGAAATTAAAGAAATTAAAGAAATTAAAATAGAAAAAAAGTTAGAACCTGTAGCAGTAAAAGAACCTAAACAAAAAATTAGGGTTGATCTTGATGTGGATACCTCAATCAGAGACATAGGCGTAAACCCATATGGAAAATGGATTCACTTAGCAAGAGCAATAGATAGTTGGAGAATATTCCCTAGAATATTCATAACAACGTATATTATATTATTATACAAATGTGTAATATGGTATATGGAATTAGGACAACCTAGTATGGAACAATCAGGATTAATTTCTGTTGTTGTTGGTGCTGGCGCTGCCTGGTTCGGATTATATGCAGGATCAGATAAGGGTAAAGATAAATAACTAATATGGCATTACCAATAGTAGAAAACCAAGGTACAGACCAAACACAACAAGCGATTGACAGTTTAGGTCAGATAATAAAGGCAAAGGTTAACAGCTCAATTGCAGCCTCAGCTAAGACTATTCTACCCAATATACCTAAAATGATAAATGAGTTAACAGTTGATTTGAAGAAAGGTCCTGTTCATAGTTTTACAAGAGTGATTGTGAAATTAGAAAAATTGGTTGAAAAGTTAGGTCTAGATTTAAGAGAATACAGTACAGAGTTGGCAGATTTATTGATACAAAGAGAAACAAAGGCCAGAGAGTCAGAGGAGACTGTAACAAAATTAAGAGAACAAAATATTGTTGCACGTGTTAATAAAGAGACCAAAGAGGTTGAAGTATTAACTAGATCACAAATAAGACAAGAAGAAAAGATATTTAAATTAAAAGAAAAGAATATTACAAAAATAGAAACAGAATTAGATAGAGATAGAAAAAAATTACAGGTTGGGGATAGTTTATCCAATAAAGAAAAGAAAACAACAAAAGATAGAATAGTTGCTAATACAAAAGAACTAGATAAATTAAAAAAAGATAAAGATACTTCAGGCGATACACTTAACGTCACTGCCAACACAGGACAAAAATCTAAAGGATTGCCTATGTTTTTAGATCAATTAAAAATGGCTTTCATGGAACCTTTTCATGCTATAGGTGAAGCTTTTAATATGATGAAAGATACAGGTAAGGGTTCAGTAGAACTAGTTAATTTCTTAACTGGTGGTATATTCTTAAAAGCATTTAAAGGTCTTTGGAAAGGTTTAAAAGCAATAGGTGGTTTTTTCTCACTTGCTAGATTAATATTGATTGCTAAATTTGCATTGGTAATTGCTGCTATTGTTTTTGTTGCAACAAAGATAAAAGCAATTGGGCAATTCTTCAAAAAATTGATGGATTGGTTCAAATATTCATGGTTAGGTAGAAAATTAGGTTTAGTAGATGAGGAAGGTGAAGCAGCAAAATCAGATGAACTTAAAAAACTACAAAATAAATTAGCAGATGAAAAATCTAAATCAGCTCCAGGTAGTGGTTTCTGGTCCGATGACCAAGATCCTGAAAAGATAGCAAAACTAACGGCAAAGATAGCAGATTTAGAAATGGATTTAATGTCTACAGCAACAGCTGGAAAAATACCTACAATCAAAGATGAAATGGATAAGGCTGATAAAGGACTGGAAGTTACTGTTCCTTTGGCATATAACAGCAATAAAAAATTTTATGAAGACAAGAAAGCGCAAAAAGACGCTGTAGCAGAATTTGAGGCTTTGAATTTAGCTAATAACGATTATTTAGCAAAAAAAGGTATTGATACAAGCATTTTTAATAACGTAGTTACTGATAACAGTCAAGCTTCAAATGCAAATATTAGTGTTGTAGATGATTCAAAAGATGGAACTATAATAGATACTTCGGATAGTCGTTGGACAGATTAGGTTAAATCCTTTTCAGTAATAATTTTAAATTCAGCACCTTGAGTTTTACAATATTTGGTAGCGGCTTGCCATTTAGCCTTATTTCTGATATATTCAAGAGACTCTCTCATATAAGATTTAGTTTTTCTGCTAGTTGGTTTTTTAGGTGGAACACATTGGCGTGATGGTTTAACTTCAATTACTACCCTATTACCTTTAGTTGTCTTTGCTACAAAATCTGGAAAGTATCTATGCCATTTATTATCAATGGGACTATAATATCTAATAGGCAATTCTTCACTAGCCCAATGTTCTATATTGTGACTATTATCTAAATACACCATCATACGTCTCTCTAAAAGAGAACGGTATATTATATTCTTTACATCACCAACATATTTTTTGGGGTTCTCTGGTTTATATAATCCTTTAAAAGATTTCTTCATATCCGTTATAAATATACCAGTATATATAAAGGAAGTAAATATGGCTTGGACAAACAAGATCAAAAACATAGTTAAAGGTAAAATAGGTAACATGGTTTCTGGCGCAATTGCTAGTAAATTATCCTTTGCCTCATCTGGTCAAACAACCAAAGTGGCAGCCAAACTATTAAACAAATCGCCGTTAGAGATAGGAACAACAGGTCCATTATCACATATGGAGTCTATAAATAATCCATATCAATATGGTACAGTATACTATCCAAATGAAACATCTAATTTAGGTGCCGGCCATTATATTATATTTGATATTGTATCTCACAAATCATCCAAATTTAAACAACAGACTTTTCAGAATGGACAATTAGATGGTGGTAAAACACTATCTGGTTTTGAAGCTCGCCATAAACCCAAAGGCAGTAGAACTAGAATAGCAAACATAAAAAGAAATGGCATATCCCAATCCAGCAGATTAAGATCAACATCTTCTGGTCTAGTATCCAAAACAGGTGATACGCATAATTATATTTCAGATAGTATTATATTATATACGCCAGCAGAGTCAATGAAATTTAATTACAGTGTGGGTTATGAAGATACACAAACAGGTTTAGCAGGTGATTTAGGCCAAGCTATTGGTTCTGTTATGAATCAAACTGGTTGGATAGATAAAATAAAAACAGCTGGTAAAAAAGGCGGTCAACTGATTGGTGAAGTAATGAAGTCAGCTGGATTTGGGGCTATTGGTATAATACCAGGTTTTGAAAATGCTAGACAAACATTAGACAAAGCATTAGGTCAAGCAAAGAACCAAAATTTAGAAATGATATTCCAATCTGTGCCATTTAGATCATTTAATTTTCCATTTATATTTGCACCAAAAGATGAGTCAGAGAAAGACCAAGTACACAAAATTTTACAATTGTTAAGATTTCATATGTTACCTGAACAATCAAATGGTCTTCAAGGAGGATATTTCATAACACCATCTGAATTTCAAATAACATATATGTACAGAGAAAGTGAAAACTCATATATACCAAGAGTTAGCCGCTGTGTTTTAAAATCATGTAATATTGATTATGCACCCGAAGGTGTTGTATCATCATTAATACCAGATGAAAAAGGCGCACCGCCAACTATTATTAAAATGGATTTAGAGTTTGGTGAAACAGAAATTATGACTAAACATACTGTAGCGGAGGGATTCTAATATGGCATATTTTGAAAAGTTTCCAAAAGGCAAATATTCTAACGATAATATTACATACAAACAGGTTACCGATATATTCAAACGAGTTAAAATCAGAGATAAGATAATTAACGAGGCAAGTTTATACCAAGAGTATGATGTACCAAATGGTGAAAGACCTGAAGATACAGCAATGAAACATTTTGGTGATCCTCAATATCATTGGGTTATATTAATGACAAATGCTGGTCACGATGGTTTTTATGATTGGCCTTTAGATTTCAGAGCATTTGAATCCTTTGTTGACACAAAGTATTCCAATCCAGACGCAATACATCATTATGAAAAGGTACAATCAAGTGGTCCAACCAAATCAAACGATTATTCACATATGATAGAGGTAAACAGTAATGAGTCTGGTGCTCAATCAGTTTCTAATAGAGAATATGAACAAAGAATACAAGATCAAAGAAGAAAAATCAAATTACTAAACCCAGGTTTCTTGCCTGTATTATTAGAAGAATTTGACAAATTGATAAATGAATAATTATGTACGATCAAATAAACGCTGACACATTAACAAAAGCTGGCCAATTTTCCTTATCAGATATACAATTAATATCTTATATATCTGCTGAAGGTGGTAGTAATCCAAAAAAAATTAGTATCAGATCACAAGTACTAGAAATCAATATATACGAGGATATATTTACTAAAGGCCTATCAGGTAATGTAGTAGTGGTAGATAACCAAAATGTTCCCAATCACTTACCTCTTACCGGGTTTGAACGAATAGAATTTAAACTGAATACACCTGGTATTGCAAAAGGTTTTGATTTCACATCGGTGACCGGCCACCCTATGTACATATATAAAATATCAGCCAGACGAGAACTTGCTCCAAGAACACAAATGTATGTTTTAAATTTTGCCTCTAAAGAAATATTAACAAACGAGACAAAGAAAATCTACCGATCTATGACAGGTACTATAGATCAAATGGTACTGGATATATTCAGACGTGATATAGAATCCAATAAGACATTAATATTAGAAGAAACGAAAGGTGCTCGTAAGTATGTGCCAACAGGATTAAGGCCATTTGAATTTATTCAAAGTTTAGGAAACTCAGCTGAATCAGGTAGATATAATAATGCTGGTTATTTTTTCTATGAAGACAGTACAGGATATAGATTTAGAAGTTTAGAAAATATGTTGGCGATTACAGATGGAGCGGCTAGACCTGCTGTTGCACGATTTGAAAAGAAACCAAGGTCAGTTAAAGGTGGTACTGGTGTAACCAATATCATACAAGAAATGCAGATAGTGGATAATTTTCAAATAATGAACCAATATGACACAATACAGAATTTAAGGAATGGTGTATTTGCAAGTAGAACTATTGCACACGATTTAATGGATAAAACATATACAATACATGATTATGATTACAATTTGGACTTTGAAAAATCACACCATACAGAGCATGATGGCAGTGGTGGTAAAACAGATACTAAATCAATGGCGCCAGTGATAAACTATCATGGTAACCAATTTAGTGATTATGCAGAGACTCGTACATTTATGAAATCTACAACAACCAAAATACATGATGATTTTGAAGGTGTTCCAAAAGGTACTACAATGGCCAAAAGATTATCACAAAAGTTGGCTTTCGCCTCAATGCAGGTAGCACTCACAGCAAGAGGATTCACAGGATTGTCCGCTGGTGATGTAGTTGCATTAGAGATTCCGTCATACGAACCGGCAGGTGCTGATAACCCTTTAGATAACGATCCCTATATGTCTGGACGCTACCTGGTTAAGAACATACGACATAAAATAGATACTACTAAAGATAATCACACAATGGCGATTACGTGTATGAAGGACGCCGTAAGGGTTCCATATCCAGAGGAGGAAATAGATACCTTTACAGGTAGGGAAAACGCCGAGGCCATCAACGTATTACAATATGATTTAGATGACGCAATAATAACTGAAGCAAATAAAGGAGGTCCACCAAGTGTACTCTCATAGGCTTAGAGAATCTCCGAAATTTCCGACCGCTCCGCTCGCTTTGACGATAGATATACTAACGGAGGCCATATAAGAGGCCATGACGAGAGGATTTGACCATAACATATTAAAGACAAGATTAAGGAACAATGAATATGACAATGTATAATAAAGAGAACAACCCTTATAGACACATAGACCTTATTCTCAAGGCGGCCTTTGTTAAAACACTTTCATGGTCACAGAGAATACACAACTCACTGGCAATCAGAGGTAGGCCAATAGCTAAAGTCATGCTAGCGCATGCCTATTCCATTGGGAAAGGTTATAACACACTAATAAATAAGAATACGCAGGCCTATAGAGACCACGTAAAGAATAAAGGCCATTTGCGTAAGGATAAAGTTAATAGGTAAAAATGACGTATAGTGTAGAGATTAAAAACAAACATATATCGGAAAATATTTAAGACAATGGCCAAATTTATAGGAAAGAATACAGAGTTTACATGGTTTTGTGGTGTCGTAGAGGACAGGCACGACCCAATTAAAACAGGCCGGCTTAGAGTAAGGTGTTTAGGTTTTCATACAGAAAATAAAAGTTTATTAACAACGGCCGATTTACCGTGGGCGACAGTGATGTTGTCTACGCAGAGTCCAGGTATTTCTGGCCTTGGGACTTCACCGAGTTTTTTAGTTGAAGGCAGTTGGGTATGGGGATATTTCCGTGACAGTGGCCACCAGGAGCCTGTCGTTTGTGGGAGTTTGCCAGGTAAACCGAAATATTATGGCAATCCTGACGTAGGATTTAATGACCCAATTAGGAGATCAGAGGAAGATATTGAAGATAAGGCCATTGAGGATTACGGAGCCGATAACGAAGATGATGACAA